CCAGTATAGGTATCCTTTCAATCACCGTTATGAGGACATATTAATGGAAAAGGACAATAAGCTGGATATCGCCAACCTATTTCAGAACAACTGGTCGGAAACCCGTTCTGAACGCCTGACAGTTCCTGAGTATTTGGAATTGTGTAAACAGGATCACATGGCCTATGCTACCGCTCCTGAGCGTATGGTAAAAGCCATTGGCGAACCAGAATTCGTTGACACCAGTGAAGATACACGACTGAGTCGCATCTTCTTGAATCGTACCATCAAAACCTATCCAGCGTTCAGAGACTTCTATGGCATGGAAGATACCATTGAGCGCATTGTTGGATACTTCAAACATGCTGCCCAGGGGCTGGAAGAACGCAAACAGATCCTGTACCTTCTGGGTCCTGTTGGTGGTGGTAAATCAAGTCTGGCAGAACGTCTCAAGGAACTCATGGAGACATTCCCTGTCTATGTACTAGCCACAGAAGACGAAATCAGTCCAGTGTTTGAATCACCACTGGGCCTGTTTAGCCATAGTCGTTATCACAAGGTCATGGCTGACCAGTTTGGTATCAATAAGCGTTATCTGAATACCATTCCCAGTCCCTGGGCTACCAAGCGCCTCAAAGAGTTCAACGGCGACCTAAGCAAGTTCAGTGTTGTCAAGCTCATGCCCAGCAAACTTGAACAGATTGCAGTTGTCAAGACCGAGCCTGGTGATGAAAATAATCAGGACATTAGCAGCCTGGTTGGTAAGACTGACATTCGTAAGCTGGAACACTTCAGCCAGAATGATCCAGACAGCTATAGCTTCAGCGGTGCCCTGTGCCGTGGTAACCAGGGTCTCATGGAATTTGTTGAGATGTTCAAGGCACCTATCAAGGTCCTGCATCCATTGCTGACTGCTACTCAGGAAGGCAATTATGTGGGTACTGAGGCAATTAGCGCCATTCCTTTCAATGGTGTGGTCCTGGCTCACAGTAACGAGTCTGAATGGCAGACCTTCAAGAACAACAAGAACAATGAAGCCTTCCTGGATCGTATCTGTGTCATCAAGGTACCATACTGCTTGCGTGTTAGCGAAGAGCAGAGCATCTATACCAAGATGTTAGAAAGTTCAGACCTTCGCAAGGCCAGTTGCGCTCCACTGACCCTGAAATTGCTTTCAGAGTTTTGTGTACTGACTCGTCTCAAGGAACATGAGAACAGTAATCCTTATAGCAAAATGCGCGTCTATGATGGACAGAACATCAAAGAGACAGACCCACGCAGCAAGAGCATGCAGGAATACCGTGATGTTGCAGGTGTTGATGAAGGCATGAACGGAATCAGTACACGTTTTGCGTTCAAGATCCTGAGCAAGACCTTCAACCATGATCCCGAGGAAGTCGCAGCCGATCCAGTGCATCTAATGTTAGTTCTGGAAGAAGCCATTCGTCGTGAACAGTTTAGTGCCGACACCGAAGCGCGTTACCTGGGCTTTATCAAGAGCTACCTGATCAAGGATTATGCTGAATTCATTGGCAATGAGATCCAGCAAAATTATCTGGAAGCCTACAATGACTATGGTCAGAATCTTTTCGATCGTTACATTGAGTACGCTGATCATTGGATGCAGGAAATTGACTTCAAGGATCCTGATACAGGACAGTTGTTTGATCGTGGTGTCCTGAACACCGAGCTCGAGAAGATTGAGAAGCCTGCAGGTATTGCCAATCCCAAGGACTTCCGTAATGAGGTTGTTCAGTTTACCCTGCGCCAGCGAGCCAAGACAGGCGGCGAAGTTGCCTGGACCAGCTATGAGAAGCTTCGCAAGGTAATCGAGAAGAAAATGTTTGCCAGCACCGAGGATCTGTTACCAGTAATTAGCTTCGGAGCCAAGGCAACACAGTCCGACCAGAAGAAACACGATGACTTTGTTGGTCGTATGATGGAAAAAGGTTATACAGCCAAACAGGTCAAGCGTCTGGTCGAATGGTACATGCGAGTAAACAAGGCGGGCTAAACCATGCCGATTATTATCGATCGCAGGAAAAATCCTGGCAAAAAGAACCTCAGCAATCGTCAGAGGTTCTTGGATCGCTTCAAGAAACAGATCAGAGAAGCTGCGAAAAAGCATATTACCAAACGCAGCATTTCTGATACTGGTGAACAGGAAATCAGTCTTCCTGGTATTGGAACTGACGAGCCCAGATTTGGTCATAAACAGGACAGTGGTGACTGGGATTATGTTTTACCTGGTAACAAAGACTATGTTCCTGGTGATCACATCGACAAACCCAAGTCTGGGTCTGGCGGTGGCCGTGGTACCAAAGGAGCTCGTGGGCAAGGCGGCGACGATGAATTTCAGTTCCTGCTAAGCTATGACGAATATCTGGATCTGATTTTTGAGGATCTGGAGCTACCCGATCTCATCAAGAAATCCGAAAAGCAAATGACTTCGGTTCAGAAGCAGCGTGCAGGGTTTACAACTGCAGGCCTGCCCAGTAACCTGAACATTGAACGAACCGCCATGGCTGGTCTAAGCCGACGTATTGCTCTCAAGTATCCCAAGCTCAAGAAAATTCATGAACTTGAAGCCGAGCTTGAAAATACCACAGACGAAGAACGTCGTGCTGAGATTACCGAAGAGATTCGCAGGCTTCGTGTTCGCTCCAATGCCGTAGGATTTCTGGACAATGTTGATCTTAGGTTCAACAATTATGTGGCTGTACCCAAGCCTATTACACAGGCCGTGGTGTTCTGTATTCTAGACGTTAGCTTTAGCATGGGCGAGCGTGAAAAGACCATAGCCAAGAAATTCTTCATACTCTTGCACCTGTTTCTGCAACGCAGATACAAGAACATTGATGTAGTGTTCGTTCGTCATCATGAAACTGCTGAGGAATGTAACGAAGAAGAATTCTTCACCAAGCGTGAAAGCGGTGGTACAGTTGTTAGTACAGCCTATGATCTGTGTGATCGTATCATCAAAGAGCGTTACAAGGATAACTGGAATGTCTACCTGGCTCAGGCCAGTGATGGTGATAACGTCGGAGACGATGGCAAAGCCGTACGTAACAAACTAGGACCCATACTGAAGAAAGCTCAGTTCATGGCCTATGTTGAGATCATGCGTGACTATGGAGCCATGAACCAGCTGGTTGGAAGCCTGCAAGGTCAATCGCAACTCTGGGGCGATCTAGAAGATCTGCAAGATGAGTTTGATAACCTGAGCATGGAAAAACTGTATAATGAATCCAGTGTACTGGAAGTTTTCCGCAGTTTCTTTTTGAAGGACTAACATGAGTAACCCATTATGGTCAGGAAGCGACTGGACTTTCAAGCAGTTAGATGATGTCTATGACGCCTGTGAACAAGTAGCCAGAGACGAACTTGGTCTGGATTACTATCCTAACCAGCTAGAAATTATCAGCAGTGAACAGATGCTGGATGCCTATACCAGTGTAGGCATGCCCATCTATTATAAGCATTGGAGTTTTGGTAAGCACTTTATCAGTGAACAAAGAAATTATCAGAAGGGCCATAGTGGCCTGGCCTATGAGCTAGTCATCAACAGCAGTCCCTGCATCAACTATCTCATGGAAGACAATAGCATGACCACGCAGGCTCTGGTCATAGCTCACGCGGCCTTTGGCCATAATCATTTCTTCAAGAACAATTATCTGTTCAAGCAATGGACAGATGCAAGCAGCATTGTCGATTATCTGATCTTTGCCAGGGACTATATTGACCAGGCCGAGGCCAGATATGGACATTCCGAAGTTGAGGCATGGATAGATAGCTGTCATGCTCTCATGGACTACGGTGTCAATCGTTATCAGCGTCCGACCAAGCTGAACGTTCAGGCCGAGAAAGATCGTGCGCGGGATCGCGCCGAGTACCTGCAATCTCAGGTAAACGAGCTTTACCGTATCACTCCAGAGAGCAAGAATAACAAGAAGAAAGACGCGGCGACCAAGCCCTTCCCTGAGCAACCCGAAGAGAATCTGCTATACTTCTTTGAAAAGTATAGTCCAGAAATCGAGGTCTGGCAGCGTGAGATACTACGCATTGTCAGAAAAATTGCTCAGTATTTTTATCCTCAGGCTCAGACCAAGGTCATGAACGAAGGATTCGCTAGTCTAACCCACTACGAGATTCTGAACCGACTTCATGAAAAAGGCCTGACCACACAGGGTGCGCATCTGGAGTTTTTGCAATTGCACACCAATGTACTGTATCAACCCGATTATGACAAACCTTACTATAGCGGTATCAATCCTTATAGCTTTGGCTTTGCCATGCTGCGTGACATACAACGCATGTGCGAAAATCCAACAGCCGAGGATCAGCGTTGGTTTGGTAAACTAATCAAAGGCAAGACTTCACGTGAACTAATTCTGGAGGCCGTGGCTGAGTTCAGAGACGAAAGCTTCATACGTCAATGGCTAAGTCCCGAAGTGATTCGTCAGCAGAAACTGTTCAGCGTCTGGGATGATCGCGCCGACAAGGACAAGTATGTGGTCAAGGCCATACACAATGACTCAGGTTTTGAGCGCATTCGTGAAATGCTGGCAGATCAGTATCTCCGAGCGGCCAGTGTACCACAGATCGAAGTCAAACAAGTCAATCGCAAAAGTCGTACATTGTTGCTACAATACACTGAACATCGGGGCCGAAAGCTCGATAACATTCAAAAGATGATGCCTCATATCGAAAAGCTCTGGGGCGGCTATCCTGTTATCATGGTAGACAGTCGTGGTGATCCAATCAACCGTAGTGCTTCAGCTTCATCACTTCCATCAAACATCGTTATTTGCTAAATTATGCGTTTCTACACAAACATCCAGCAGTTTGGTAACAAGCTGCTGGTTCGTGGTATCAATGGCGGCAAGATAGTTCAGGAACGGGTAGACTTCAAACCTACTCTCTGGGTACCAAGCCGCAATCCTACAAGTTCACATTACAGCCTATTCGGCAAGCCGCTGGAAAGCATTCGCTTTGACAGCATCAATGATGCCAAAGACTATGTCAAGAAATATGGCGATGTCGACGGCTTTGAAATCTATGGCAATACCAACTTTGCCTATCAGTATATCACTGAAACCTTTCCTGGTGAAATAGATTTCGATATACATCAGATGCGCATCTTCAGTCTGGACATTGAGTCTACGGCTGAACATGGTTTTCCTGATGTGAAAAATCCCATAGAAGAAGTTTTGCTCATCACAATGCAGAACTATTCCACCAAGCAGATTGTTACCTTTGGTGCCCGTCCTGCTGAGCCTACACAGGAAAACCATCAGTATGTTCAGTGCAAGAATGAATATGATCTGTTCAAGAAATTTCTAAAGTTCTGGACTGACGACTATCCTCATATCATCACAGGCTGGAACGTAGAGTTCTTTGACATTGCCTATCTGGTAAATCGCATGCGTCGTGTTCTGGGCGATGAGCTAACCAATACTCTGAGCCCCTGGAATCGCATCAATGATCGTGAAATTGAAAAGATGGGTAAGACACAGATCATCATGGAGCTTCAGGGTATCAATACTCTGGACTATCTGGATCTGTACAAGAAATTTACCTATACTGCACAGGAGAGCTACAAGCTAGACTATATTGCCAAGGTAGAATTGGGCAAGGAAAAACTTAGCTATGATGAGTACGATAGCTTCAGAGATTTCTATACCAATGACTGGCAAAAGTTCGTAGAGTATAACGTGGTTGATACCGAGCTTGTTGACCAGCTCGAAGGTAAGATGAAGCTCATTGAGCTCATCCTGACCATGGCCTATGATGCCAAGTGTAACATCAGTGATGTATTTTCCGCAGTTCGGACCTGGGATTGTATCCTATACAATCATCTCTGGAACAAGAACATTGTTGTTCATCAGCGTGAAAATAAACCAGCCAGACAGATTGTTGGTGCCTATGTCAAAGAGCCGCGCCCTGGACAGTATGATTGGGTAATTAGCTTTGATGCCACTAGCCTGTATCCCAGTATCATCATGCAGTACAATCTAAGTCCTGAGACACTCATACCAGGACAGACCGATGTTACTGTTGATGCATTACTGGATCGAACACCTGACCTTGATCATCTGAAAACCAATAAAGTTTGCATGACATCAAATGGTGCCATGTTCAGAACAGACAAGCTGGGTGTATTCCCTGAGATTGTGCAAAAGCTGTTTGATGATCGCAAGAAGTACAAGAAGCAGATGCTGGAAGCACAGACACAATATGAGCTTACCAAGCAACCCTATCATCAGAATCAGATTGCCAAGTTCAATAATTTCCAGATGGCACGAAAGATTCAGATGAACAGTCTCTATGGCGCCTGGGCCAATGAGTATTTTAGATTCTATGACTCTAAGATCGCCGAAGGCATTACCATGACAGGCCAGTATATCATTCAGGTAGTTGGTCGTGAACTCAATGCCTGGCTGAACAAGGTCTGTGGCACCAAAGATGCCGATTATAGCTTCTATTCAGACACTGATAGCTGCTATGTGACCATGAGTACTTTGGTAAATAAATTTTATAAAGATCAGAGCAAGGAAAAGGTACTTAGCATCCTGAATAAGATCTGTGAGGAAAAGATCGAAGAAGTTCTGAATCGAGCCTGTAAGGGTCTGGCAGACTATACCAATGCCTATGAACAAAAGATATTCTTCAAGCGTGAAGTCATTGCAGACCGTGGCATCTGGGTAGCCAAGAAGCGATATGCTCTGAATGTGCTGGACAGTGAAGGAGTTACCTATGCCGAACCCAAGCTCAAGGTCATGGGCCTGGAAATTGTTCGGAGCAGTACTCCCGAGTATGTCAGAGAGAAGCTCAAGGAGGCTGTAAAGATTTGCCTGACCAAGACCGAGCTGGATCTGCATGCCTATATTAGCAAGGTTGAAGCCGAGTACAAGAATCTTAGTCCCGAGCAGATTGCCTTTCCCCGAGGTGTCAGTGGACTAGAACAGTATGCCAGCTCAACCTCAATCTATGTCAAGGCTACTCCCATGCACGTCAGAGCCAGCCTTTTGTATAACTGGCATCTGAAGAAGCAGGGTCTGGAAAAACGCTATGAGCAGATACGTGAAGGCGACAAGATCAAGTTCCTGTATCTAAAGACACCAAATCACATCGGAGAGAATGCCATAGGATTCATTGGTAGTATTCCCCGTGAATTTGGTCTGGAAAAATTCATTGATCACGAAACCATGTTCCAGAAATCCTTTATTGAACCCCTGAATACCATACTAAGCGGCATAGGCTGGAGTATCAAGCCACAGGCTACCCTAGAGGACCTTTTTGGCTAAATGGTATCGCATTTTATACGTACACATACTAGAATCATGGCCTATGTTGCCAAGGAGAAGTTATGAGCCTCATCGATAAGTTGAAGAAGAATAGTACAATCAAAGACACTGAGGTACTGAACAAAAGTAAATTCTTCAGTGCCAAGGATATGATACAGACCAATGTCCCCATGATCAATGTTGCACTTAGCGGCAAATTGGATGGTGGACTTACACCTGGTCTGACGGTTTTTGCGGGCCCGTCCAAGCATTTCAAGACCGCATTCTCTCTAATGTGCGCTAAGGCATATCTGGACAAGTATGAAGATGCTGTTGTGTTATTTTATGATTCTGAGTTTGGTAGTCCTCAGTCTTATTTTGATAGCTTCGGTATCTCTACCGACAGGGTACTACATACGCCCATAACTGATATTGAGCAACTCAAGCATGATAGCATGGCTCAGCTCAATAACATTGAACGTGGTGATCATCTGATCATCATTGTGGACAGTGTAGGCAATCTGGCCAGTAAGAAAGAGGTTGAAGATGCCCTGGAAGGCAAGAGCGTAGCCGACATGAGTCGAGCCAAGCAGCTAAAGAGTCTATTCAGAATGGTTACACCTCATCTGACCATCAAAGACATTCCCATGGTTGTGGTAAATCATACCTACAAAGAAATTGGTATGTTCCCCAAGGATGTTGTCAGTGGCGGTACAGGCGTATACTATAGCGCCGACAACATTTATATCATTGGGCGCCAGCAGGAAAAAGAAGGTACTGAACTGGTTGGTTATAATTTTATCATCAATGTTGAAAAGAGTCGGCATGTTCGTGAAAAGAGCAAGATTCCCATTGAAGTCAGCTTCGAGGGTGGTATCAGTACCTGGTCTGGTTTGTTGGACATTGCATTACAGAGTGGGCATGTAGTCAAACCCAGCAATGGCTGGTATGCACACGCGGGTTCCGACAAGAAGTACAGACACAAGGACACATATACCAAAGAGTTTTGGTTGCCAATTATGTCAGACAAGACATTCAGAGACTGGATTGAAACCAAGTACAGAATCAGTGCCAGTGATCTGGTAGCCAATGACATTAGTGTAGAGGAGCTGAATGATGAGTTCGACGCAGCCAGTGATGTTTGAACATTGGAGACATGGTACAGAACACTGGGGTGTAGTGATTACCGAAGGACCCTGGAAAGATACCTACATAGCATTCAAGAGCATAGCCGATCATCCAACAGACCCTCTGGGTGGCATGGCTGTGGATTATCAGGTTCTGCAAAAGCCAGACAATCTAGACCCCTATGGTAAGGACCAGGCTCATTTTGAGTCTGTACTACAGGACATTCTTGCAACCATGGTAGAGCGTGCAGTAAATTTCATGAAGGACCGTAATGAAGATCGAGACCTTGATCCTCAGCAGTTTGATCCACAATAATGACTATGCCAGAACAGTTCTCCCCTTTGTAAAGCCCGAATATTTCAGAGATAGCTCTGAACGTGACATCTTTGTTATCATTGAAAACTTCTATAAAGAATATAATAGTAGCCCCAACACTGAAGTCATAACCGTTGAGTTGCAGAACAAACGCAACCTCAATGAGAATGAATATGGCCAGCGCATGGCCATTGTTCAGGAACTAGAGCCCAGTACTGCAGACAACAACTGGCTCCTAACCGAGACAGAAAACTTTTGCAAGGACCGAGCAGTATACAATGCCATCCTGAAAAGCATTGCCATTGCCGATGGCAAGGACACAAACCATAGCAAGGATGCCATACCAACACTGTTATCTGAAGCTCTGGGTGTGGCATTTGATCGTCGTGTGGGCCATGACTATTTGCAGGATGCCAGTCTCAGATATGATTTCTATCACAAGGTAGAAAATCGTATACCCTTTGATCTGGAAATGATGAACAAGATTACCAATGGCGGTATGCCCAACAAGACTCTGAATGTAGTCCTGGCAGGCACTGGTGTTGGTAAGAGTCTGTTCATGTGTCATGTAGCGGCTAGTACACTGAGCCAGGGTAAGAATGTGTTATACATTACCATGGAGATGGCCGAAGAGAGAATTGCCGAAAGAATTGATGCCAATTTGATGAACGTTACCATGGACAGTCTCAAAGATTTGCCGCGTCCTATCTTTGAAAATCGTGTAGCCAAGATCAGAGAAAAGGCTCAGGGCAATCTAATCATCAAGGAATATCCAACCGCGGGCGCGCACACTGGGCACTTCAAGAGTCTGCTCAAAGAACTACAGCTCAAGCGCAACTTTAGACCAGATCTCATAGTCATAGATTACCTAAATATCTGTGCCAGCTCCAGATTCAAATCTGGTGCCAACATCAATAGCTATACTCTGATCAAGAGCATAGCCGAAGAATTACGTGGCATGGCCGTTGAGCACGACGTACCCATACTAAGTGCCACACAGACGACTCGAGGTGGTTATGGAAATACCGAAGTTGAGCTTACCGATACCTCAGAGTCTTTTGGTTTGCCAGCCACAGTAGACTTCATGTTTGCACTAATCAGTACTGAGGATCTGGAAGCCATGGGGCAACTTTTGGTCAAGCAGCTCAAGAATCGTTATAACGATCCGACCATGAACCGAAAGTTTGTCATTGGTGTTGACAGAGCCAAGATGAGATTGTTCGATCTGGAGAGTTCAGCCCAGACGAATATCAATAAAGGATCGAAAGGTACTACGAACCTTGACATCGATAAGGTTTCATCATACAATCCAGGAAATAGGAAAGCAGGTCCCGATTATAGTTCTCTCAAATTCTAGGAACTAGCCATGCAGCATCCTTTTAGTGTTACACCAGTATTTCACATTCCAAGCACAGATACTGAGCCCGAACCTGAGCCCGAGGAACCTGTGGCTGAGGAAGTCATTGACCCACACGAGCACGAGCCACGCTACTTTACTGACTAAGTCATAAATACTTACGAAGGAGGGAAGCCAAATGCAAGTAACTGTAAGAGGAACCCGAGATCGTAAGTTTGCATCTGTGATGAGAAAGGCCGCGAGATCATTTGCGTCCAATCTTTTCGGTCACAAGATGTTACCACATCTAACCTTTAGAATCAT